TCTGATCCATATTATGTAATGAGACGTACAATGGAACAAGACGATCCATTAAGGCCAGAAGGAAAACTTCAAATCTATAACAAGGTATTTCCAAACAATCCGCAAGTATTTAAAACTGCAACTGAAGAAATGCCTGACTTAAACAGAGTTCTTAAAAAATTAGCCACTATGGGCTACAGTGACGTAACTGTAGTAGTTGGTGCTGATCAAGTTAATGCTTTCCAGTATCTAGTACGTCCTGACAAATCAGGCATTGAACCATATAAGCAATTTGGTCTAGAGCATATGAAAGTCATTGCTCGTCAAGATACAAATGACCCTAGTAGAGAAGAAGAAGGTCCACGTGCTACACCAATGCGTCAAGCACTAGTTGATCCAAATATGAATGACCAAGAAAAGTTTAACGTTTGGCGTGATGCAATGAGTCCACAACTAAGCGATCAGGAAGTACGTGACCTAATGGCAACAGCACTACAACGTATGCAAGACTTTAGCAAGCCTAAAGTACGAGCCAAGAAAGAAAAGGCTGCGGCAGAAGGCATTATGAGCTTCTTGGCCAAGCCGGCGGCAACTGCTATTTCAAAAGCACCTAATGTAGCAAAATCATCAGACATTCCTCCAGACATTATGATGCTGGTACAGAAGATCAAAAACAATGTCCAGTTACGTCCAGATGAGTTAAGCAAATTAAAAACATTTAAAGCAACAAGAGACGTATACAAAACTGATAAAGCAGTAGGCGAAGAAGCCGCAGGTGTTGGTATTGTTACTAAACAAAACAGCACAGCAGATGTTGGTCCAGGCACATTACGTAAAAATTTAAAAGCATTTAACTTAACTAAATGAAACAATACAAGATCAAAACAGAGCATTTGAATCAAGACAGTCAAGATGACTGTTATCTTGCTCCTGATGATCCCACACACGAATTAAAGGCATTACAATATCTAGCTGGTCTTGGAAGTTCAGCTAGACTACAAGAATACAAAGGGTTACAGGGTAGTAACATTAGTGGCACGGGAAATAGCAAAGGTGAACTTATGAAACAACATAATATTAAACCTGGCACTCCTGAATGGTTCCAACTGTGGTTTAGTTTGCCATATATGACTGGCGAACAACCAGTTGGTTCTAAAAACAAATAAATACACTAACTGGAGAGAAACACATGGATTTTGACTTTGATTTTACTTTAGAAAAATTATCTGCTTGTTTGCATAAAAACAGAAACCCAGCTCCTTGGTTTGATGCACTAAGCAAGCATTTACCAGCATTTGACATTAACACACCAGCTCGCGTAGCAGGATTTGTGGCACAGTGTCAACATGAAAGTGCAGATTTCACAATATTACAAGAAAACTTAAACTATAGCGCAAAAGGTTTAAACGGTACATTCCGTAAATACTTTGTAACAGAAGAAGTTGCAAAGCCGTACGAGCGTAAACCAGAACTAATTGCCAACAGAGTATATTCTGGAAGAATGGGCAACGGCCCTGAAGCTAGCGGAGACGGTTGGAAGTTTCGTGGACGTGGACTAGTTCAACTTACTGGTAGAGCTAACTATACAGCTTTCAGTCACGATGTATTTGGTGATGACCACGTAGTAGAAGACCCTGATCTAGTGGCACATCCAGAGTATGCTACACTGAGTGCTTGCTGGTTTTGGAAGAAAAATAACTTAAATCAGTGGAGTGATGCTGGTGATATAGTTACATTGAGCAAGAGAATCAACGGCGGTACAATTGGGTTAGATGATCGTATTGCACATTGGAATCAAGCATTAGAGATTTTTGAAAGTTAATATGAAAATAGTTGAAATTATTGCCGAGTCAGATGGGGGAACTACAACATCAGCAATGATGGGAACTGTAGTAAGCCCTAACCTTGCTATAGGCGATAAAAAAGCACGTAAGAAATACGGAAAAGGTGGTAATCCTAACCCGCCTAAAGCAATGCAAGCAAAGAATAAAGATGGGACTGCTAAAAATGCGCTGGACATGAAAACCAGCATATTTGGTGGTTCACCCTTAAAACGCTAAATATAACGATAACGGAGTTTACAACATGCACATCGATCAGCAACCACAATTTGACAACAGACCAGACAATGAAGGCGCAATGGCCCGAGCTGATCTATACAAATTGGCAAACTATAGCTTGAAGCTATTTAAAATGATGGAATCTAATACACAACTTGAAGGTTGGGTACAGGCTAAAATTACAAAGTCAGCTGATTATATTGCTTCAGTATATCACTACTTGGAATATGAAATGAAGTTTAGTGAATACGGACAGGCTATTGATGACAGCGATGTTTATACAGAAAGTCAAAAGCGTGTTTTAAAAGCCAAGCTAAACGAAGCTAAAGAAAAGATCAAAGATCTCAAGAAAGTTCAAGCTGACAAAGCCAAAAAGAAAGAAAAGAAAGAAGAAATTAGTGAAGCCCGTGCTTCTGACAAGAAGAAGGGTGCTGTTACTAAGTCTGAAAAATCACAATACTTTGCCAAGACAACAAGCAAAGACGGTAAAGTCACAAAAGGTTCCACACACGAAGCTGAAGAAGGCGAAACAGAAGGCGATGTAAGAGATCGCGTTGAACGTGATGCCAAGAGCAAAGGTGATACTGTTGATAGCTTCCGTAAAAAAGATTTAGATGAAGCTAAGAAAGCTAAAAAAGATTACGACAAAGATGGTAAAGTAGAATCTGAAAAAGACGAAGTTATTGGTTCACGTCGTAAGGCAGCTGGCTTACCAGTTAAAGAAACAGCAATAAGTGGTGCACCACAAAAATCTGGTATTTCGGCAACAGCAAAGACTACAGTACCAGGAATGAGAGCCACCGGCGCAGATTTAAAGAAAGCAGGAGCAAGTGCGGCACTTGGTGAGGGAAAATGCAATCACACAGCCAAGGGCAAAAAATGTCCAGTACACGGTCTAAAAGAATGTGGTAGTTACATGGAAGGTAAACCAAGTGCTGGTATGACAGCTAAAGAAAAATCAGCAGTTGCTAAAAAAGCAACAGCAGGTAAAGACATTGGCAAGCCAGGCAAGAGTTTTGACAAAGTAGCTAAGGCTGCTGGTGGTGGTGAGAAAGGTGAGAAAATTGCCGCTGCCGCTATGTGGAAAAACCAAGCGAAAAAATAATATGGACATGAAAAAACTTTTATCCATTGTTGACAACAGTGGAGTACAACAAAAAGCAGTTATAACTGAAAGTGTATCTGCTTCCACTGTCAGCAAGACTGAGCAATATTTTAAAGCAGTTAACAATGAAGTGTTGCAAAACATTAACGAACAACATGCTCAGAAAAAGATAGAAGTTAAACGTATAGTAAGTCGTGTTTTAGACAAACTTGAAGAAGGTAAGACTACCAAAGACAAACCAGCAGTGCGTAACTTTGTTGCCAAAAATGCACCTAAAGCTGGTGCTGGTCCACACAAAGATAAAAAGAAAGCTGAAAAGCAAGGCGACATCAAACACAAAAAAGAACTTGTTCCAATGGATGAAGACCGTACTGAAGTACGAGACAAAGACGGCAATGTTACAAGTTGGAAAGACGAGGGCGAGTGGAAAAAGTCCACTGCTAAAAAAGATGGTCGTGGTAAAGTAACTAACCTAAGTGACAAAGCACGCCGTGAAACAGAAAAGTTAAGCAAGAAAGAAAAAGATGTAGCGGAAGTGGCTGGAGCACAAAAGTGCTGGCCAGGTCATAAAAAGGTAGGCACACAGCCAGGTACAGGTAAGAATGCCGGCAAGCGTGTTAACGACTGCGAAAAGATTGAAGAAGGTCGTTTTGGTAAAGACGCATACGAACGTGATTATGATTCTAGTATTGCTGGTATGGACGGCAGCAGTCATCGAGAATTTAAGCGACAAGAAATGGAGCACGAGTTAGGTCACGAAACTAACAACTATGCAGTTGCTATTAATGGAAAAACTTGGAAAGTATTTGGTACAAGAAATCATGCTGAATCCATTGCCCGTAAAATACAAATGCGTGATCCAGCTAAAAAAATAAGTGTACACGAAACAGGCGCACCAGTTAGTGAACAACTAGCAGAAAGCGCATACGGCAGTGTTAAAGTTGGTTCACCAGTTAAAGTATACAGTAACGTATTGAAGAAATCAGTGTTTGGTAAAGTTGTAGACCTTAAAGAAGGTCGTGCTTATGTTCAGTATAACAATACAAAAATTGTTATGGGACACCCAATCAGCGAAGTAGCGGTAGCGGCAGCGGCTCCGGCTGCAAAAGTTGCAGGTTCAGTTGGTGGCAAGATGGCCAGTAGATTAATTCCGGGAGTTGGTGCGGCAGTTGGTGCATACGATGCATATGACCGTGCTACGAAAGGTGATTACATTGGTGCTGGACTAAGTGGTCTTGGTGCAGTAACAAGTTTTATTCCAGGGGTTGGCACTGCGGCAACGATGGGTTTGGCTGGTGCTCAACTGGCACGAGACTATAAAGTAAAGACAGGTGCGTTTGCTCCAGACGAAGCTGGACAAGCGGCAACACCAGCGGCTGGCAAAGGTACAATTCCCAATCCAACTAAGTATCCAACAACACCAGATGAAATTAAGGCCTTCCAGCAGGCTAAAGGTCTAACAGTTGATGGTGTAATTGGTAAAAATACAAGAACAGCATTGGCTGCGGCTGGAATTAAGGCGCCAGCACAAGCGGCAACTCCAGCACCATCAGGTAATGTGGGGGCGGCTGTGAGAGCAGTTGCTCCGGCAGCTGGTGCAATGGCAAAACAAGCATTGAAATAATTCAAGGAAAACGTAAAATGGACTTACAAAAATTAATTGCAAGAATGGATCAAATTGAAGCTAAGAGCATGAACGAAGCTAGTGATCCTGCTGAGTATGATCATACTCCGACACAAAATCACAATCAAAACATTGATAGTCAACCAAGTGTGGCGGAAGAGAGCCACTCTGTCAAATACTATAAAGTTTCAGATATAGATGAATCATCTATGTTTAAAAGTGGAATTGCACGTGGTTTAATTCAAGAATTTGGTTATAAATTAGATGAAGCTGAAGAATTTCAATTTAGTCCTGAACAAGACACATGGTTGGGCAAAGCCAATAGGCAAGATCCTTATATTTTAGCTAGAATGCCTGGCCCTAAACCACCATTTAGTTATTTTAAAGATCCAGAAGATCAAGCCATTGCCAAAAGAATGAATTTTGGCGCTAATAATCTTAACAAAATTAAAAATTTAGTTGGTGCTGGTACACAAGGTGATGCATCAACATTTGCGGCTCCAGCGGCGTCTCCAGCAAAAATGCGCGGTGGTGATCCAGCGGCGGCACCACAAACAGGTGCGGCGTCAAATATGGCAAAAGATCCAGCACAACAAGGTCAAGCGGCAGCGACTCCTGCTCAAGCGGCAACACCAGTACCACAGAAAGTTGATCCTAATCAAGCAGACAGAGACGATGCTGAACAAGGTGCAGCCATGCGAGCCAATGCCGGCGGCGGTACTAGTGCTGCCACAGGAGTAGGTAATCCTGGAGAAGAAGCGGCAGCAGACCTAGCAAACCTTAAAAAGAATGCCGGTCTACCTTCTACTCAAGGTGCTGAAGCAAGTGCAAAATTCAAAGCAGAAAAACTTGCTAGATTAAAAGAGATCACTGCAAAATTACAGGCAAGTGCAAGCAAGGCGCCAGGTAAAGGTGCTACTGCGGCTGCTCCAGAATCTAATGCGGCTTCATTAAAAGCGGCGCTGGAGAAAGTGCCGGCCAGTGATCCAATTAGTGCAAATGCTGTGCCAAAAGAAGAATCACGTTTATCCGAAGCTGAAAAATATGCGGCTCTAAGAGATAGGTTATTAATGATTGAAACTCGTGTTGATGAAGGACTGTGGGATGCCGCAGTTAAATATGGTGGCAAAGCCGTTGACGGTGTCAGAGGTGCATACCAAGCGGCTAAGACAGGATTTTCAGGTGCTCCGGTTGCCACTGGTAAACTAACAAAAGCTGGTGCCCCACAAATGACTAGTCAAAGTTCTAAACAGTTTGCAAAACAATTGGCCAAGGCACCGGTAACACAACGTGCCGCATACAACACAGCAAAAGTTGTTAAAGCTAATCCAATTAAAACTGGTCTTGGTGCCGCGGCAGTTGCAGGCGGAACAGCATACGCATTAAGCGGCAAGCCAGAAGAAGCTCCAGCAGTTGTGCCAGCAGTACAAACTGGAACGCCAACTCCTAGAAAAGAGAATCCACACGCTGATCAAGGTGGTACAACACCGACTCCAGGAGCAACAGATGTAGATGATATCAAAGCATTGACTACTGAGATTGATGCAATTAAAAAAGAATTGATGGGCGATGATGGAAGTGCTTTCCAAGACGATCCAGAGATCCAAAAAGCAATTGCTGACGCTGAACAGGCAGCTGGTGGTGCGGCGGCGAATCAAAAATTTAGCGTATAATATTAACAAAATGGCAGATTCGTTCTGCCATTTTTGTCTTTAAAATATCTTAGGCATTGACACAAACAGATAATTAGTATATAATAGGCTTATACATTAGGAGACTTACATGTCAGGACGTAGCTACGGTGCAGAAGAAAAGGCAAAATTGGAAAGATTAATCAACGAAGGCTCAACAGTATTGCGTGAAGTTGAAGACTTGCAAGAAGGTTTGAAAGAAACTGTTAAGGCAGTTGCAGAAGAATTGAATATCAAAACCAGTATTATTAACCGTGCAATTAAAATCGCACATAAAGGTGACTGGAGTTCCCACAATGAAGATTGGGCTGAGATTGAAGCAATTTTAGATATTACCAAAAAAATCTAAATACATTAACTGAGTAGGGTACGCTGGCCACAAACAGCAAAGATGGTATTTGCAAGCCGTAAATTGCATATGGAGAATAAATGAGTTATGTAGACGCATGGTTTGACCGCGCCAATGATATGGTTCGTGTGGTTGAACGCAACAAGAAAGGCGAACGGGTATTTAGAGATATTCCGGCTCGCTACACCTTTTACTATGACGACCAAAAGGGCAAGCACACAAGTATTTACGGCAACCCTGTTAGCAAAGTTGTATGTAAAACACAAAAAGACTTTCACAAAGAACTAAAGATACACTCAAACAAAAAGATTTATGAAGCAGACATTAACCAAGTGTTTGTGTGTTTGAGTGAAAATTACGTTAACGCAGATCCCCCAAAACTAAATGTGGCGTTTTTCGACATTGAGGTAGACTTTGACCCTGAACGTGGTTATAGTACACCCGACGATGCGTTCATGCCAATTACCAGTATTGCCGTACACTTACAGTGGTTGGAAACCCTAGTGTGTTTTGCTGTTCCTCCAAAGACATTAACATGGGAACAGGCCCAAGAAGAAATTAAAGACTTTCCCAACACCATGCTGTTTAAAACAGAAGGTGAAATGTTGGATGCGTTTTTGGATCTCATACAAGATGCAGATATACTAACTGGTTGGAACAGCGAAGGTTATGATATTCCCTATACAGTTAATCGTGTTACTAAGGTATTGAGCAAAGACGATACTAGACGTTTTTGTTTGTTCAATCAATTCCCCAAACGCCGTGAGTATGAAAAGTTTGGGCGTCAAAGTGTAACATATGACTTTGTGGGTCGTGTACACTTGGACAGTTTGGAGTTGTATCGCAGATACACATATGAAGAACGTCATACATATAGACTGGATGCCATTGCCGAATATGAACTGGGTGAACGAAAAACACAATACGAAGGCACGTTGGATCAATTATACAATAATGATTTTAAAACATTTATTGAATACAACAGACAAGATACGTCACTGTTGGATAGACTGGATAAGAAACTAAAGTTTTTGGATCTAGCCAACACACTAGCACATGAAAATACTGTGCTACTACAGACCACAATGGGTGCTGTGGCTGTAACTGAACAGGCCATTATTAATGAAGCACATCGTAGAGGCATGGTTGTTCCAAGTCGAACTAAGATGAGTGAACGTGAAGAGAATCAAGCGGCTGGTGCATATGTTGCACATCCAAAAGAAGGTCTACAAGATTGGATTGGATCATTGGACATTAACAGCTTGTATCCGTCAGCAATTCGTGCGCTTAACATGGGTCCAGAAACTATCGTTGGACAATTACGTCAAACAATGACCAATGACCATATACAAGGCTTAATTGCCAAAGGTAAATCGTTTGCTGGTTCATGGGAAGGTATATTTGCCGCATTAGAATATACCAGTGTAATGAACAAAGAAGTTGGCACAGAGATTGTTATTGATTGGGAAAATGGAGATAATGACGTACTAAGTAGCGCAGAGGTATACAGGCTTATATTTGAAAGCAATCAACCTTGGATGCTCAGTGCTAACGGCACAATCTTTACACATAATACAGAAGGCGTTATCCCTGGACTTCTTGCACGTTGGTATAAAGAGCGTAAAGAAATGCAGGCCAAACTCAAAGACGCCATTAATGCTGGAAATAAAATTGAAGAAGAATACTGGGACAAACGTCAACTAGTCAAGAAGATTAACTTGAACAGTTTGTATGGTGCTATTCTTAATCCTGGTTGTAGATTCTTTGATAATCGTATTGGTCAAAGTACTACTCTAACTGGACGTACAATTTGCAAGCACATGGCATCTAAGGTCAATGAAATTGTTACTGGAGAATATAATCATGTGGGAAAAGCTATTATATATGGTGATACCGATAGTTGTTATTTTAGTGCTTATAAGACGCTTAAAAAAGATATCGACTCGGGAGCGATTCCGTGGACGAAAGAAACCGTAGTACAACTGTATGATCAAATTGCATCTGAAGTTAACAATACGTTTCCACAGTTTATGTCGGACAGTTTTCACTGTCCAAAAACACGCGGCGAGGTTATTAAAGCTGGTCGTGAAATTGTTGCAAGTAAAGGTTTGTTTATTACTAAGAAACGTTATGCTGTGCTGTATTATGATAAAGAAGGCAAACGCAGTGACGTAGATGGTAAGCCAGGCAAGATCAAAGCCATGGGACTTGACCTTAAACGCAGTGATACTCCAGAATTTATACAAAACTTTTTAAGTGATGTATTGGAGAAAGTACTAACTGGTGCAACTGAGAAAGAAGTGTTAGAGCATATTACTGCATTTAGAACTGAATTCAAAGCAAGACCAGGTTGGGAAAAAGGTTCGCCTAAACGTGCCAACAACATTACTGAATATCAAGAAAAAGAACGCAAGGCTGGCAAAGCAAACTTGCCTGGACACGTTAGAGCAAGTATTAACTGGAACACGCTCAAGCGTATGTATGATGACAAATACAGTGCCAACATTACTGATGGTGCTAAAGTTATTGTATGTAAAATTAAAGATAATCCAATGGCATTTACCAGTGTGGCATATCCAGTTGATGAATTGCGTTTGCCACAATGGTTTAAAGATTTACCATTTGACCACACTGAGATGGAGCAAACAATTATTGACAACAAACTGGACAACTTGATTGGTGTGTTGGATTGGGACATTAAGAGTACCGAGGAGAAAAACACGTTTAATAAACTGTTTGAATTCTAATATGAAGATAATTGTAGCAGGTTACGGCTATGTTGGTAAAGCAGTCAAAGGTGCTTTAGAAAATAAAAACGAGATTATTGTCGTTGATCCTAAATACACTGAAGTTACTGTTGCACAACACATTGATGCTGACGGAATTGTTATTTGCGTTAACACACCAAGTGATGATTCTGGCAATTGTGACATTAGCAATATCGTTAATGTAATTGATCAAGTGCCAATTTTTATGCCTATTTTAATAAAAAGTACTATTAGTCCCAATTTACTAAAAGATGTTTTAGAAAAATATCCAGACCATAGTATTGTGTTTAG